GGCCTTATCAAGCCGTTCTTTTTCTTGCCGACCAGCTCTTCTCCAATCCATTTCTTGAAGATTTTCATTTCCAGACATCTTTTCCTCCGTGTTGTGTTTCTATATTAACTTTTTTTTTGACAAGGTACTGCCGTCAATTCCAGATATTTTTTCCCGTTGGATTCCGTGGCGGTCATGGTGAATAATGCCCCGTTGGTTTCCAATGTCTGTGCCTGTCCAAAGTGTTCCTTTGCTGGTTTGAAAAGGGCCATGATTGTATTTTGAGATTCGGCAGGGGAGAGTCCTGCGAGGGTGGAAAAAAAGGCCATCATGGTTTTGAGAGGAGCTTCCATTTTTCCTCTTTGCGCCCGGCAGCTCATGCCCGCTTTGGTCAACATGCCACCGGCTTCACTGAGATGGAACTCAACCCCAGGGGCTTCATATCTGGACCATATGGATTTTTTGAATCCATACGGCTTCAAGTCCTTCATTATTGAATCAAGGAAAGCAGTGTAAGTCAGGGGGAATGACGGAGGCATGGCCGGAGCTTTGCCCTTGATGGCCTTTTCAACATTCGCCTGGTCAATGGATGGAGGAGCCACCGCTGTACCGGGAGAGCTGCTCATAGCCACCCCATTGCAAACATAGACCTTGCCATCTTTCAGCCAGTAACTGGCTATGTCATTCATCAAAATGGCAGTGCCACCGAACAGAGGACCGGTTTCCCAGCTTGAAGTACTATAGTATTTATCCCAGGTTTTGCTCACCAGGTCATGGCCGGGTTTGTCATCACCACAACCCGCAATGAAAAGAATAAGAACAACGAAAAGAACGCACGAATATCTAATCATGGAATCCTCCAGTTAACTGTATAGCCAGCTCGATATCATGATTTTTGTTGCCAGTGTAAAACTTGTGTCTGTGTGTAAAAAATACACATTTATCCTTGACTTGATTTAGGTCCGTGTGTATCTTATACACATGAACGACAGGGACATCATACAGAGATTGGCAAAGGCCGGATGGGAAACCATGAAGCGGCGCGGAAAGGGAAGCCACACAGTGATGCGGCACCCGGACAAGCCCGGAAAGGTGACTATCCCGAAAGGCGAAATCAAAATCGGGACTCTGAAAAGCATCGAAAGAGCAACCGGAGTCAAACTAGGGAGGAGGGGCTAGGCCCCTCCCGCCCAAAGCATATACCCCCACGCTGCACCTGTGTGCATGGCGTGAAACCAAGGAGAAATGACAATGGCAACATACTACGCAGCTATCTTTGCTGATGGAGAAGGCGGCTATTATGCCGAGTTCCCCGACCTGGAAGGGTGCATCACCCAGGCTGAAAGTCTGGAAGTGCTGGACGCCATGTTGAAGGACGCACTTTTCGTCTGGTTGGATGCCAGCAAGGAGGACGGCGACGACATCCCGGCCCCTCGCAACTTCGTGGATATCCATAAGGAAGTGTCTGAGCGGGAAGACTTCCATTCGATGGCTCTGGTGGTGACGCCGGAAAAGGTGAAGCGGATCCGCAAGAACGTCAGCTTCACCGAATCGGACCTGGCTATTATTGACCAGGCCGCAGCCGAACATGATATGGACCGTTCGGAGTTTCTTGCCATGGCCGCCAAACAGGTGGCCTCCGGTGCCTGCCGGATATAAAGAGAGACAAACTAAAAGCCCCCGGCAGTATCCGTACTGCCGGGGGCTTTCTTTATTCCCTTTGGGGATCATCCAAGGCTAGGAGGCAATCCTCCAGGTCGCCGGATATAAGGTTGAGGAAGCTGGCAAGCGGACTCCCTTCCTTCATCGCCGCCACATAGCGTAGGCTCGTGACAACAAGGGAGAGTTTGTTCAGGGTGAGTTCTCGGGTTTTCTGTTCTTCTTTGAGCATGAGGAGTCTCCATGATGAAGTCTTCCCTCAAAGACCCACCATTAAAAAAAGGCCGAGCTGCCTGACGGGTTTCGAAGCAGCGCGACCATCCAGATCCGGACCACCAAGCCCGGAAGAACTGACCTTGTAGGTGGCCGCTTCATCCCATGTCAAACGATTGCCGTTATCAAGAAAAACAAACCTATCGTTTGTCCTTAGAATCTTTACGGATTTCCCGTGAATAAGGATATAGTCTTCTGCTTGCATCATGATCTCCAGTATCCCCAACAAGGGGGAGGGCTTCGGAAAAGTGTAATTCCTGTAATCTATTTGGGCCTGTCAGCCGGGAACCCGCATGGTACTTGAGTTTCAGTAACAGAGTCAAAATGTAATATTTCTGTAAATAAGTGTAATCTAAAATGTAATGTTCAATGAAATCAATGGTTTGGTTTTTAAGGAAATGTAATAATCAAAGTGTAATTTAATTACAGTATTATTACTAAAAAATTACAATTTATTATTCTCTCTTAGCCGTTGAAGCACGAGGCTTTCCGAGCTTTTGAAAACCGTGATTACAAAAATTACACTTTTCCGAACCCCTCCCATGTTTCCAGTAATTTCCGTGCGCGCCGTGCGCGCCTGCGTGCGCGTGCGCGAAAAATACGGGCGCGGATCCTCGCACACAAAAAGGCCGCTGCCTTGATAACGGAGAATACAGGGCAGCGGCCACGGCCATGGGGAAGGCCTGGGGTATGGTAGAAGGAAATTAGGTTTGAAATTGAAGAAAGAACTCTATCTGTCTGACCTTGGCCGGGATCTGAATGACCTTGTGTGCTTTCTGGATCTCAATGCCGATCACGGCAATAACCGAACGGCCAGCCTTTCGACCGTAGCAGCTCAGAATGTCACGCCGCCACCTGGTCGGCAGATCATAAAAGGATATGGCCGAGAAATCGCGCACACGGCCTTTCATCCTTTGTTGTTTGCCGTATCCCCTTGAAAGGGTCACGGCGCGTCCAGGGCGGCACGTCCGTTCATTCCACCGGGGACCGTACAAACGGAACTCATGGTTTTTTGCTTTCAAAAAAAAGGCATCGTAATGGACGCCCTTCAATGGGATGAAAAGCGGCTTCTCCGGATCCGCCTTGCAATTGCATTTTTCAAAGTGGCGCATGTCCGCTCCACATCCCTTGCATATATAGTGGTCACACATTATGATTCCCTTCTCTGGCCGGGATCGTCCCGGTAACAACTCACGCCGAAGCCCCGTCACATGACGGGGCTTTGTGCGTTTGGATCTTATGTTGGTGGGTTTTCCTTGATTACTCCATCACGAAAGGTTCGAGCTTGAAGCTTGCCGCATTTTTTGCACCGCCTATCCTGGGCAGCCACGGTATGTGTTACGACTTCTCCACAACGAACCCGTCTCTCTTCAGAGTAATAAGGCTTGCTCCAGTCACTCCATTTATGAAAGCAAAGTCGAAACATTTTTTTCCTCTTTGATTTTTTAATGTCCTATGACAATTCTCGCAGAGCCTTTGCGCGGTTCAGGCTTTCAGCGTCACCAGCCTTTTCATACCAATGGATAGCCTTTTTTATGTCCTTCGGTGCGCCACCAGTGCCGAATTCATAAGCATAGGCAACGTCGATCATCATTTCTGGGATTCCCATTTCTGCCATTGCGAGGTTCTCTTCGAACATTGTAGTTTCCTTATCTGTTTTGTTTTGCAGCGTTCCAGCCATATGCCCATGAGTATTCCTTGTTGGTCATGAACGCATAAGGGTTTGTGTCCAATTTCTTGCCATCTTTGAAGGCATCCCAGCCCTCTTGGTATTCTTTCCACTGGCATCGTGAGTCGCCCATTTCTCCTCCCTGAGATTGCTGAGACGTTTATTCCATTTCTTCGGAAGGTGGTGGCGGAGCTGGTGCGAAGTACATTCCACACCAATCTTCGTCTTTCACTTCCGGCCAGAAGGTTACTGTCTGGTAGAACTTTTCCTTTCCATTGGGGCAGACGAGTACCTTTTCTGCGCGGGGCGGCTGAAATCTACACTGACGTTTTGTATCTCGGCCTTCGCTTTTGTGGGACCATCCACATGTCTTGCATTTCTTTGACATCTTCATCTCCTTGTTGCGGATCAATTGTTTTCGGGCTTAAATGCCCCAAAAAACACAAGAGCTACGAACAACAATGCTTGGAAGTAAGAGCGTTCAAACGCCACGAACCAATCTGGAATGTCCATGAACGCCTGCCATATCCAATTCCCTGCAATGATTCCGATAGCGAAAGAATATTTACTCATGCCCACTCCTTGCGGATAGTACGGCCTACTGGAGATAGTAGGGGTCAACGACATATTTCTTGCCCGTTTCAGAGCGGACCATGATGCGATGCGGCTGACATACGCGAACTATTTCAACCTTGACCATTCCTCCGCCCCTTGAACAAATGTGTTCGCTCCCTTCGGGGAATGCTTGCCGGGTGAGAATTAAATACTGCTTTTCAAGATCACGGATTTCATGAGCAACTCGTTCTCGTTCTTGCCTTGCTGTTTCGGTATCAATCATCTTCATGGTTTTTCTCCTTTGGTCGTGGTTCTGTTGATACGTTTATTTAGGTACCGGGAAACCCCGGCGGGGTTGAGGTCCACGGTTCTTGGGTCTTGATGGTTTAATCTCAGAAGTTTGAGCCGCCGGGGTTTTCTCTTTTTTGATATTGTTTATGATGTCTTGAAAAAACGATTGGCCCATCCTTCGTCCTGGGACGTAAACGAGATACCTCTTTCCCATGGCTGCCATTATTTCAATTTGCCATGGTTCAAACGGAAACTGTTCACGGGGCAGCTTGCTTTTTCTTTTTGTCATGGTGTTTCGTGGCTGCTTTTCAATCAGCAATTCGTCCGAGCTGCCCCGGCATCGGTATTAGCCTTTGCCGGGATATGAATCTGCGCGCCGGGCTGGATCCTGTGGATCCGGTCAATCAGATCCTCCAGGTGGAGGTTGTCCATTTTCTTGTTTACATCGGCTTCGATCTCTTCACGGATTGAACAGGCGTTGACGGGTTCCTTTGCTTCATTGGCGGCAACGGCGAAGCGGTGGCCGCAGTCGTCGCCGTCCATGATCCAGTCCGGGGAATAGCCGGAGATACGCCAGATCTTGAGCAGCCAGCCTGCCGGAATGGAGCAACGCCTTCTGGCGTCACTGATAGAACTCTGGCGCACGTCCAATACTTCGGCGAGCTGCACCTGGGTGCGCACACCAAAAACTTTTTTTATCCGCTCCATGGCGGCTTCAAAGGCTTCAACTCGTTCCGGGGTCAACTCACGTTTTCTCTGAGGCATTGTCTTCTCCATTTAGTTTTGTTGTGTGTTCTTATCTTCAACCATTGCTTCCACGGCCTCGGCCTGGTTCTGGACCAGGGCCACGCCGGGAAGTGTGTTGTTCAGTCTCCGGATCAAGCGCATGAGGATCTGAAAAGACTGCCGCGCTTCGGGGGTCAATTCGATGGTTTCCATACGTCTTCCTTTGATTTGAAATATCCGCAGAAATCATTGTCTTGCAGGTTCTTGGAATAGTCGCGCTCCGGTCCTTCATTGGACGGGCATTTGCATTTGTCGTGGCAAGGGCATCCAGGCGTCACGCACCGGGGCGGTTTTCGATTGAATCCGCTCATGGGTTTGGCGTTGACCTGGTCAAGCTGTTCGTCCTGGCCGATCATCGGCTCCAGTTCTACGGGGCTTCCGGTGGTGTCCATGGATCCTCCTAGCAAGTAATTTTTTTACTCAGTTCAATGGCCTGGGCTTCGGTGAATCCTTCCTCCATCAAAGCGAGAAATCTTTTCCTTTGTAGTTTTGCGATTGCCACTTGGAGCTCGAGCTGCGCTGGCAGTTCCGTAATGAATTCCTTAACGGCTTGGATTTGGCTTTTTTTCATGGAGTCTCCTATTTTTGGAATATCCAGCAACGATGGATTTTGGCTTTCCATTTGTTGTCTTCGACCTTGATCTTTTCCCACCGGCTGGAAACATTCTTTCCGGTCTGCAGGAGCTTATGTCTCTTGCCGTTCTTCAACAGCTTTCTGAGCTGGTTCATGTCGGGCAATTCCTGACCCATGTGCAGGCATTCTTTCCTGTACTGGTTCAGGTTGATGGCGATGAGTTCTTCCTTGTTGGAGTGGTTCAGGAAGTCGTCGGTTTCGATTTCCTTGACGTTGTTGATGTATTGGACGGTTTCCCAGAATTGCTCGATGAGCGGATGGTCGGCGGCAAGGCGTTGTTCTCTGGCCTCGGCCCGTTCAAGGACATAATCGGCCAGCTTGTTGACGCGGTCGTTTGTCATGGCTGGAAAGAGAACCTGCAGGGCTGCGCCAAAGGCGGCAATCTGTGCATGGTTCTTGACTATGCGTTCGTTGCGGATCTTCTCGCTTTTGCCGAATTCCCTTTCGTATTTTTGGAAGGCTTCCTCGTAGACCTGCAGGATTTGCCGTTCGTGCTGCAGGGCTTTGCGCAGGAACCCGCCCACGGTTGAGCTGGTCTGTCGTTCAAACCATCGGGCGATGTCGCGGGAGCCTTGCTTGTGGTGACGCTTATCAACATGAACATGAACAACGCGCTGCAGGAGAGCTTCGGAGCCGTCCACCTCGGCGTTCTGGCTGATAATGAGCGCGGCCCGGAAAGGGCTTTCTTCAACATCGTTGCCGCGTTTGGATATGCCGAGAGTGCCGGTGCCGCGTCCGTTGAAGTATGGCTTGCACAAGTCGAAATCGAATTGTTTGACCTTGGCGTCCTTGGTTCCATCGTCGCGGTCGGATTCGATAATGACCACCGGCATGTTCGACACCTGGTTCATGGCGCGCCTGCGTCCGGCCACGGTGGCCTTCATGATGTCAAAGCCTTCGTGGTCGTCTCGACCGATACAGGCCCAGAGGAATTCCAGGGCCGTGGATTTACCCGCGCCGGGTTCGCCGGTGAATTCAAGGAAGGGAAAGGACTTGTGCATCGTCCTGACCTGCTGTGCGAACAGGCTGCCGAGCCAGAAGGACAACAGGACCATGCCCTGGTAGTGGAAGGCTTTGACGTAGTTGTCGAGCCAGTTGGGGGAGAACTTCCCGTCTGTGGCTATGTGGGTTCCGAGCAGGCTGGTCTTGATTCCGTTCTGGCCAACATGAAAATAGCCGTCTCCGTTCAGCTTGATCTCGCGCCCGTTATGATAGGCGCAGTCCTGAAACACATAGGCCTTGGTGTTGCTGTCGTAGCCAACGAATGGGATGGAAGCGACCATCTTCATACGTTTGCCGAGCCAGCGGTCGCGCAGATTTTTCAATTGTTTGAAGTCTCCGTCAAAGGTGCCGCCGCGTGTCTTGTTGAGCAGGGCTTTGTGAAAGGCGTCCGGACTGGTGATGTTGGTCCCTTCCAGACGAACAATGTCCGGCGGGTTGCCGTTGGCGTAGTGGATCTGGAAGACGTAAAACTGTTCGCCCATGATCTCGTCGATTTCCATGTAGAGGAATCGGGGCAGGGTGTTGGAAAGCGGATCCACTTCATGGTTCCGCATGAAGATGTTCCAGCCCTCGGTTGAGTTCAGCCTGATAGGTGCGGGTTCGGATTCGCCATCGTTCTTTTTTGTGGGCTTCAGCTCTTCTTCCAGTTTGGTCCTGTTGACCTGGATGGAGTAAAGCGCGTTGGCATAGTCCAGTGTGAAGGTGCCGTACTGTTTGCGTAGGTACATGTGGTACGCTTTTTCATGGACGTTTTCGGCCATGAACAGCTTGCCATAGTACAGGCGGTCGTCGATCAACTTTGGCGTGAGCTTCTTTTCGCGGAGATAGTCGTCCCAATCCATGCCGTTGTTTGGCAGGGTGAGGACTTCAAACTTTTCGCCCATGTCCTTCAGACGCTTGGCATGTTTTTTTGTGTCCCTACGTCCTGCCGGATCTCCATCGAGGGCGAGAACCCAGGTGATGTTTTTGTCCTTGTGTGACTCAATGAACTGAGAAGGGAACGTTACGCACGATAAACAGGCAGCGGCCTTGATAGGTTTTTCCATGTGATGCAGGGCGATGGCGTGAAAGCAGCCTTCTACCAAAAAACAACGATCCCCTTCCTCCAAGGTGAAGCCCGGAGGCGTCCAGCAGAGTCCTTTGTACTTCCCGCGAAAGTGAGCCTTGCGTCCATCTTTGGGACGCTTATCAATGAATCGTTCCCAATACACTGATTTGTCCTCGGTGACATAGAAGCGCACGGTGTTAAGGTAGGAATTCGTGTCGCGTTCCAGAAAGGCCCCCTGCTCATACCAGCCCCGGATCTTCGACAGATCAAAGCTCCGGTTGATGCCGAGGTATGCGGCTGCTGTTCTATCCGGTTCCTGCTCGGTCGCCTTGTAGCGTTCGGAGAATTCCTCGAACACTTCCGGCAGAAGCTCTCGCGTGGAGGCTGACCAGCCGCATTTGTTGAGGCGACCGCATTGGACCTTCCATGGGTTGTCCTTGCTGATAAAGAGTTCGAGCTTTCCGCAGTTCGGGCATTTGCCTTTGCGCAGATAGCCGCCGTCTTCCTTGAATCCGAAACTGTGGTCATTGAGAAGGGCACGGGTGATTTCAGCCGCACCGATGCCGGGGGAGTAGTTAGTCATTTATCTTGTCCTTCAACACATCGAGTATGTTGTGATGTGCCACTTCATCGCCGACAAGATCCCAAACTCCTCCCGCCAGTACGAGGTCACGAATGACCATGACGGGGGAGGCCGCAATGCCATATATGTGTCCGCAAGGCAGTGAGGTGTTTCCTTCCTCTGGCGTTCCGTAGAACATGCGGCCGCATCTAGTGCAGACGTATATTGCCTCTTTAATCTCGTTCATTTTCTCTCCAGGGGATTATAACGTTGGAGCTTTGGTCAGTGAGAAAACAGGGTCGCCCATGGGGGCGAACTCCGGGATGGAGTCCTGCAGCTTTTGGAATTCCGTGTGAGTGAGATATCCGCCGGTGCGCTTGGTGCTTTGGTTGTAATAGTTCTCAAGCTGCTGGAAGGGCTTTTTCAAGATGGTCGCGACGAACTTGAGGCATCTTATGTCTATGTTGATTTTAACTGTTCGATCTTTTCCGGCTCCGGATTTGCTTATGGTCAGGTCGAGGCTATCAAGGAAGAAAAAGAAGTGGGCGGTTTGTTTGAAGCCAAGACTCTCCGGAAAAAGTTCCCTGAGAGCATTGGTTGCCACCTGTTTTTGTCGTTGTTGGATGGAGATAAAAAGCAACTGGGCCAGGCAAAGTTCACGTTTTTTCTTGCGGGTGATTTGTTCATTTCTGGTCATGCTGCCGCCCTTTGTATTGGAGTATCGTTGATGCCCAGGCCCTTTTCGTCGAGTGGCTCCATGCCTACGGCCTGAATGTATTCATCGCGGATCCGCTCGGCTTCTTTGATGGCAAGGGCAAGACTCTTGACTGGCTTTGTCACTCTGACTCCGCGAAGCCTCCCGGCGATTTTGATGTCCAGATTCTCAACGACAGAGATAGTGTCCACCGGCCCATGAATGAGAAAGCGGCGTTTATCGTCTTTGCTTGTGGATTCTTTCAGCCAGTCCAGTTGGTGTTTGTTTAATTCGTACATGCTGCCTCCTTGTTTTTCGCAATGAGATCCCGTTCAAGGATTCGCAGGTCGCCGACCAGTTCCATGCCTTCGGTGAGGACGTCTTTTACTTCGTCGATTATTTCTCGCAGTTCGTGCGGCTCCAGCTTGTGGTCCTCAATGGCCTTCTGCCCTTTGCGCCCGACATCGCCGACTTCGGCGAAAAGGTTGCCGATGCGCCAGACAAGGTTTTCGCAGTCGATGTTTCGTTCTTCGGTCGGCAGTCCATAGGTCATGGTTTTGGCCTGGAGCCATTGCAGAATCAGGTTGTTGCCAACGGTGTGGCAGAAGCGTGGAAGGTCCACGACTGACGGGTAGTATTTCTCGGTGCTGAAAATGCGGCGGGTGTGGGACTCGCTCCATTCCATTTCTTTGGCGATGGTGGGCAGGTCCTTGTGGGAATTCTCAATTGCCATTTTGAAGGCGTCTATGGCGTCCAGGTTCGCTAGGCTTTTCGTGTCCATCTTGATTTCCATTGTGTTGCTCCTCCGTGTTGAAACACATGGGTTGCGGGGATTTGTCTCCGTGCTAGGACTTAGTCTCGTCCTCGAATAATTGGGGTTGCAGGTCCTTGATCGGGATCTGCAATTTTGCGTGGTAGCGAGCTACGGAAGACTCCGGGATTTTGTCGGCTTTACAGTGTCTCCAAACAACGGGACGCTCATAGCCAACCATCTTTCCTAGGGCTTCGTAGGTGAGTCCATTCTCTTGCCGATACTGTTCGAGTGCGTTTTTCATGAGGAGGTTGTTACCAAGGGGTAACACAATTAGTCAAGTTAGTTTTTCGCAAAGGTAGCAGAGGGAAGTCTATGGCAGAAAACATGGACAGTTATCGAATCACAGACCGGGCGTGGAGTTTGATCCTTGGGCGCATTAATGAAAAGTTACAAGCGGGTTCTTCTCAAGCTGAACTATCTAGGCTCATGGGCGTCAGTCGCGCAGCGATGAGCAGATGGCTTGGGGATAGACGAGGTGGAGACCGAACCACATTTCGTGATATGATCCGCTATTTGGATAGGCTCAGGATACCCCTTGGTGATGTCTTCGATGATGTTAATGAAGAACTGCCCCTTCCTTCCCCAGATCGTGCACCTACAGAGTTGGACAAAGCTATTGCTTCAACTCTGCTTGTTGTGGCGAAAGCCATAGGGAAAGACGCTCAAGACGTGGCGAGAGAGTTGGAAACATTAGAATTGCCTGACATAAAAGCAATGCTTAAAGGTCAGGCATCCATGAGAGCCAGCGATCTAGTAAAACTTTGCCGCGCTATTGGTGTTTCACCCGGTGCTATTCTTGAAAGAGCCGAGTCCTTGCAGGACACAGATTAGGCCTTTCTACCTCTGCAAATCGAGTTGTTGACTAAGAATGTTACCATGGCGTAACACTTGGCCCTTCAAAAAAAAGGGCTAATAGTGGAACGTTGGTTGAAAATGGGCGAAGCATGTCAGGCATGCAATATACATCGTGACACCATGCGCAAATGGTGCCGGGATGGTGTTGTCACAGCCAGACAAATTCCCGCCGGGAAAAGAAGGGATTGGCGAATCCTTGAAAGCTCCCTGCCCATTTATTCCAACGAACTGGAAAGCAAGGCCCTTACTCTTTTACAAAGGGCAGGGCTGTGATGGTGGACATCATGGGTATCAGTAGAAAGCCATTCAAGGTGGCCGGTAGAAACGGCTACTATTATAAGATTGACGGCAAGAGATTGACGTTAAGTACCCGTGATTTTGTTGAAGCCTCCCGGCTTTTGAAAATGATTAGGACCGCATACCTAGAGGGCAAGGTTCGCCGGATCACCGGGGAATGTTCAAAAACGCTAGGACAGTTTGCCGATGAGTTTGAGGCTTGGGCTTTGGAGACTCAGCCCAGCAAAACATTTAAAGCCAACCGGCTGGCCCTTCGGAAAATCATCGAGATTGAAGGGCGTAACGTCCGCCTCGACAGGCTTACCCTGAAAACCATGGATGAGCTGAGGCGCAAAAACAAAAAGTTGAAGCCTTCCAGTATCAATAATTATCTGCGTCATTCCAAGGCCGTCATGAATAAAGCCGTGGAGTGGGGCTATCTCCAGGTCAATCCCTTCAAGGGTGCCAAGCTGTTGCCCCAGGCAAAGCGTGTGGGCTTCATTGAGCCAAAGCAGATTACGAATTTCATTAAGTCCATCGAAGATCTTGGGCTGCGCCGGTTCGTTGTCGCCTGTCTCGCTACTGGTCGCCGCCGGGCGGAGCTGGTGGAACTGTGTTGGGAAGACATCCTTTGGGAACGGAGAGAATATTTTATTGCCAAGGAAAAGCGGAGCCTTTGTAAGACATACCCCATGAGCGCGTCTTTTTTGACTCTCTTGAAATCCATGAAAAAAGGTAGGGGGAAAATCTTCACCCGGTGGAGACACGCCGACACCTACACCCACAAAACCAAGGAAGCCCTGAAGACTGGTGGCTTCGGGCATCTCACTCTCCATGATCTGCGCCATTCCTTTTCTGTTGCCATGCTCGAAAGCGGTGGCGGAATGAAGGCCCTTCAGAAAGCCCTTGGGCATTCCGAGTTCCGAGTGACCGCCGATACCTATGCCGACGTCACCGATGACGGCCTACGGGCAGCGGTCAACCTCGTAAAACTCGGTCCACTCGACCTGTTTACCGACAAGAAATAATTTTGGATGGACCCAATATGGACCCCAAAACGCAGAAATGGACCCTGCCAGGGGTCCATATGTCGGTAGTTTTCGTCAGTTTTCAACAGTAAAAAAAAGGGCTGATTCGGCTATAAAGCCGCGTCAGCCCTTGTCTTTCCTTGGAGCCAGGAATCGGAGTTGAACCGACGACCTACTGATTACGAATCAGTTGCTCTACCAACTGAGCTATCCTGGCGAAATGGGACTCGATTTTTAAACCAAGGGGCGGTGTGGGGTCAAGT